CGGCCCTGATCCATTACTAAAAGAACCTTGCCCATTATTATATCCATCACCTATAACACTTAGTACAGTTGTCCATGCAAAAGTTTGTTCACTGGGTCCTGGGATACCTGCTACTAAACGATTGTTGGCATCAAAATAATATCCAGCCGGTGCAACAAATTTAATTAGAGCGCCCGGTGTTACATATTTGACATTGTTAGTAGAATAGGTTCCAATTGGAATAGGAGTGTCAGTATTAGAAACTATATTATAAAAATACCCAGTTAATGAATTTGCATCTACTGAACTAGTTTGCCAATAAACATCTCCGTCTCCTGATGCTTGATTGATACTATATTGAGTATAATTTTGTGTATAATATTGAGTGGTTCTATTACTTGACAACACTGAACCAAGAGAATCTGTTAAAAAGGTAATAATATTGCCAGTGTTATTAATTGTTACTGAAAGATATCCATTTGCATCGTCTTGCCATAATGCGCCATCTGTAGCAAATGAATTGACACTAGAATATTTCCCAGTTGGGTCAAGTAAATCTAAATTTTTACTTACACCAATTGAACTTCTATTAATGGCTTTAGATTTAATAATAGAACTGTATAAGGTATATGGGAAGTTATTATAGTCCTCTCCGTTTACCATACGGTTTTGTGTATAATAACGACTGGGAGCCCGTTGTTTAATTTGAGCAAGTGGTTCACGAACCTGAGCATTTGATATAGGTAACTGAAGAGCCAATGCTACAGTTAATAGTTGTGTTTTGCCAAATCTATCAACATAATTAAATGATACTGAAATTCCTTGCATTTCATTTGGATCAATAGTATATATTAATGCATTGCCTGCACGAACATATGCTCTATAAGTTCCTACAGGAATTTGACTGAATACACCATCACCAAATGTATAGGCCACTTGGTCGTTGAATCTAGAAGCTACTGCAAATATTTTTCTTTGGCTAGTTTCAGTTTGAAGATAAGCATCAGCGTAAACATTGTCTACTTTTTTCCAAGCTAATCTTGTACCGTTGTTTTCATTTAATTGATATAACCAAGTATCAGTATTATTAACTCCTTGAATATCTCCGATATTAACAACTTGATTAGAAATTTGTTGTTCTAATATAAAATCGTAATTTTGTAACGTTCCTTGTTTAAAGTAAAAGAAATATCCTGTATTAGGGCTGCCATAACCTAATTTATCGTTACGGTACACCATGTTAAATGTGCCACTAGGGGCAGGGGGTATTTCATATATGTAATCTTCATCTACACTAGTAACACTTACTAATTCAAAATTCATAGTAATACCATCAATAGTGCTAGTGAAAGGCACAATTGGCAATGTATTTTGTGGAATTTTTAATGCGTATTCGCTAGTAATTACTCCCAATAAGTCTGCTACATTTCCAGGCCGCCCTATTCTTTGAGTATTAACTAATGCTGCATTTATAATAGTGTTGAATTGTTCTAACCAATTTGGGTTAGCAGGGTCATTCCATAATATAGGAAGATTTCCTAAATTGATTCCGTTAAGGTCGTTGATGTTCTGTGTAGTTTGTATGCTTATAACTTTTAGAAAACCCTGTCCGGCTAAATTGCGCTTTGGATTATAACTAACCAAATTCGCTAACTTGATAACGCTATCTCTACGTTCTGCTGTATCAATAAAGTTTTCGCGGGTATTTAAGTCATTGCGGAAAGCAAGACCTTGCCCCATAAAAGCAACAACGTCTAATAGAGCAATGAATTCCGAACTTTCAATATAATCATTGAAAGTTTCGGGATAGTACAGACGCAAATAATCTATGAAGCTTTTACGCAAAGTTTCATAGTCATAGCTACGAAAGTCTGCTTCCCGAAATGTTTGGTAAATTGCTTGCCAATCATTTACTCCAAATAATGCTGATTGTCTTGAGCTGGTAGCCATATGTTTTCTCTTTTAAGTATTTATCATACCTAAAACCTTGGGTTTTTAAGAATTATTGAACTAAAATCTGTGAAAGATTAGTATCTACGAATAAACTAAGGACTTGAGCTTGGTTAAATGGAGCAACTGCTATTTCTACTTCAATTAGTATACCAAGTTCTTGGGGAAAGGCTACTACACTATTTACTATTAATCTAGGATCTAAACTAGCCACCCGTTGTACTTCAGTTTGTAATTTATACTGTGTATCGTTGGTATTTGGTTCAAATACAAATGACCAAAGAGTAGTTCCGTATCCTGGTTGACCTACTTTTTGCCCTTGCCTAATATTCAAAGCATTTACAAAGTCTTGTATTACTAGAGGTTGGTCAACTAATCTAAACTTTTTACCTACGTTATTTTGACGAACAATGTTACCTGTACCACCGTCGTTACCGGTAGGGGCATTAGTAGTTTTAGGTAAGTTGGCACCTAAAGTGCTGAATCCTATATATTGTGGCATAATGTATTTATGTTAGAGAAGATAGCTCTTGGCTCTTAGCTTCAAGTTTAGCAACCAAATCTAATACCTTTTCTTTAGAAGTTTCTATCTGAGGATCACCCGGTGGATACGATTGTTCAGCCGCTTCAAGCTGCGATTGAGCTTGTTTTAAATCTATAGAGAGCGTAGATACTTCTGAACCTACTATAGTAGATTTTGTAAGTTTTTGTTGCGCTGCTTGTAATATTGCTTTTGCTGCACTTGGAATTTCTCCGGTGAAGTTTGGTTTAGGTATTTTTGGATTACCCAATAATGAACCAATTTGTGCAGTTATTTCGCTTCTATCAAAGGTGTTTGATGCTACAATTGGAAGTTTTACAGGAGATGCCCCAACTGAAGTAAGTGATGACATTGCAGCATTTATCTCAGCCGAAGCTCCGGGTGGTAGGCTGCTTAGTGCCAATGATGAAAGACTACTAGAACCTGACTTAAGTTTATCTAATACACCACCGAGTTGACCAGCAACATCAGGTATTCCACCAGTTAGTCCTCCGGGTATGCCAGCTGTTAATGCTGTTAGAGGGTTACTAAGCGCTGCTGCTGTGCCAGCAAGACCAACTACAGTAGACAATGCCGACCCTGAATTACTTAATCCTGCTGCGCTAGCAATACTAGTGGCTCCTCCCGTTAAACTAGACAATCCTGTACCTCCTATAGCAGATGCTAACTTACCAATTGGACTAGATGATATTGCATTTGTTACCCCACCGGCTATTCCTTGTATTTCGGCAGTAGCACCCTGTAAACTTAGTTGCGGTGAGATATTATTCTTTGCAGCACTCAATGTTGTAGAAACTAATGCTCCTATGGCTAACGCCGCAGGCAGTGCAGAGGTCAATGAATTTGGTGATTTATTCAATACACTAGAAATAGATTTTTGTCCACCTGGTAGATTTGATATTCCGCTAGCCAATGCAGATATTCCACCCAATGCTGCATTTAATTGATTAGCTCCACGTACTGCATTTGCAGTTGCGTTTAATGATCCAGCAATATCAGTAGCTTTTGAAAGTTGTGAACCTGCCTGTAATATCTTATTTGCTCCCGATAGTGCAGAGTTAACTTGTTTTGAAATTTGAGACACATTTTTGTTACCAACTGCTGCTCCTACACTACCTATGCCACCTATTATTCCTGTTAACCCTCGGAATGCCGCAGCCGGAGTAGTAGCCGAAGAAAGTGCTCCTATAGCGTTAACTGTACTAGACAATGCTCCTGTAATTTTACTAGTACCCGGACCACCTATTGCCCCAATAGTTGACAATGCACCTGTAGCGGATTTAATTAAATCACCTTTAGAAACTGCATCAGCGGTTTTTAAAGCGTTTCTTGCAATGCTGAATAAGTTTTGTGGGATACCTACCTTTAATGGTTTAAGAGTACCCAGTATTGCTCCAAATGCTTGTGCTGCAGGTCCTCTGGATGCACTTATTATTGCACTGTTCAATCCTTGTAGTTGATTTAATGCCTTAGATGCTTGAGCAATTGATCCTAATCCTCCCGAAACTGTTTGAGCTAACCCGGCGGCTAAATTACCTGCCTTTAGTGTGCTAGTGATAGCGCTAGAAGTACTAAGTATTGATTTTGCTGCGCCACCTGCACCCAATGCATTTGATAAATTAGCAGCAGCTCCTAAAGTTTTTCCTAAAGAATTTATAGTACCGGTGCTAACTAAAGAATTCATTGTGTTAAGGGTTGCTCCTACTCCTGCAGAAGCACCTGCCATTATTAAACCTGCTGTAGCGACTGGACTTTCTTTACCTGTAATTATACCCGCGCCAGTTAATGCAGTTTGGGCTTGTTGGAAGGTAGCGACTTTAGCGTTGACTTGAGCAGGAATATTATTAGTTAATGCTTGTAAGTTTTCTGCACCAGGAACACCAGTAAATAAATTATTGGTCATTGCAGCCTGTACATTGGATCCGCCTTGTACTAAACTGTTAACTAAAGTTGCTGACCCAGGTTTTAATATTCCAGCTGATTCTAATTGTGCGGGTGTTTGTGCCAATGAACCTACCGCTGCAACGGGTCCTTGTGAAGATGATACTATTCCTGCACCTGCTTGAATCGCTCTACTAGCCGGTCCTTCAGCTACAGTTGTTGCTGATGCACTAACCATTGCACCAGTAGTATTTGGATCCATTGTACCGCTAGCAGCATTTACAGGCGGTACAGTAGCAATGGTCGCCGGTGTTGCAGGGGCCGGTGTAGCGGCTGCTGCGGCTGCATTATTAGTTGCTTCTACTGCCGGGCTAGGTGCAGGTGGTAATTCAGAACTTGCACTGCTACTAGTTTTAACATCAACGCCCTGTCCTGCGTTTGCCCAAGGCGAGTGAGCGGGTGCTCTTGATACAATAGTTTGTAATTTACCGGGTGCAGCAACATATCCCTTTGATGAGTCATATAATGTATCAGTCTGTGCTAAAACAGGTATCGCAGGGACAACCTGCGGGGTAGTTGAAGTAGCTCCTGTATTTAAATTTACCTTATCTCCATTGATATACATTACGCCGCCACTGGCATATGAACCTTCGCCGCCTGCTGCCATACTCATTGCACCATCTACTTTATGTGTAAATGTGCCCATAGTATAGACACTATTATTTGTGCCTACTTTTTGAGAAGTAGTTTTCTCAGATTCAATATTAATATCTTCAGCTTTAATGTTTAATTTTTTCTTAGCATTAATATTAATATTATTATCTGCGTGTAAATTTAAATCCCCCTGAGTTCTAATATTAACACTGTTAGTAGAGTACATATCAATTGTACCCTCTTTACCTAATTCAATATAACTTTGTCCATTGCTATGAATGATAAAAAGTGTCTGTGCATCATCACTCATTAAAATTTGATGTCCGGCGGAACTACGAATTCTTATAAGTTGATCTTGACCTAAAATGTCACCATCGTCCAATACTATTGAATGACCACCTCGTCTTGCTATTACTGCCAATCCTTCATCCGCTGCTCCACTAGTGGCAGCATCCACAATAGTCGCATCATCGTATCCACCATCATAAATAGGTCGTCCAGGAGTACTTACTCCCCATCCAACTCTACTTGGACTTTCTCGTTGTGCGCTGCTGCTAATAGCACCTCTAACAGGATCTCTAATTAAACCCTGTTGATTCAGAATCATAGCACTATAACTATGAACTGGCTTAGGCTGTGTTAAAAAATCCGAGGTATCTGAAATTGATTCATTATTTGTGTTAATATTAGTAACAGGCAATCTAGTTGCACCGCCGTATCCTTCTGCCTCTCCCTCTGTATTAGCAATTATATTTTCACTTGCCCCAATTGCAGGAACCATATGTAATGCTTCAGGTTTAGGTACACATCCTATCCAATATCCATAGTTAGGATCGCCGTTGATAAAAATACATATAACCGTTGTTCCTAAATCAGGTGGGCTATACCACATTCCATATGAACTTGGATTTGCTGTATAATCACCAAAGCCTTCAGTAGGGGCTTTGGGTGTTACGAACCCATAAAAAGGGGTCATGTACGAAACTGTTACCCAACTTTCAGATTCATCAGGATTGTCATCTCCCAAATCGCTTATATAGACTTGTAGTCTACCGGACCTAGTAGGATCAATGTTATTTTTAACTACACCAAGTACAGGTACTTCTCTGGTGACACCTCCCCCGGAATCCGGTTTACTTGATTTTGTAGGCCCTAGTGGTTTAAATCCATTTTCCATATTAACTTTCCCTGCCGGCGCCTGTAGTTGGAGTAGTACCCGATGATAGTTGTTCTAGACCACTATCATCATTAGCTACTGGTCCATTTTTAGTGTTAATAGTTTCTTGGTTATTAACTACAGTATTTC